AGACCCAACAATATTATAACCGTATTTGTTGAATCCGGAAACAATGCTACCGCTTTTTTCACTAGTCGCTTCATAATAAGTCTTATCCTTATCTAAATATTTTAGCAGAGGAAGTATTTGATCCTCTGGTGTATAGCATTCATCTGATGCTTCGTTAGTTGCTCTACGATTTATTAAATCAGTGTAAGACATGGCTAGACGCTCTTTTAACATTATTAATGTTTTTTGCTTTCTCTAGTTTGGGTGCAATAAAATCCTTTACCATTTCCTCATTAATAAAATCATTGAAATGGTCACCATCACAAAATATTTTATCTGGGTCATTGTATTTGTTTGCATAATATTGATGTGCATTTAATCCGTTAAAATCTACATGAATTGACTTTTGTATCATAGAGTCGAATCCAGGTAAAGAATTAAAGTTCCAAGATTTTTGCCAAGTGATTACTTCAATATCTAACATCTTGCAAAGTCTAATAGCTTGATATATATCTAGCATACCCCAAAATTCCATTGCATGATGCGTTGATGCTATATTCCATTGTACATCTTTCCAAATCTCAAATGCTTTTACTGAAGGAGCAAACGTATGTTCTTGCATATCTTGTATTATTGCTCTCCAATATTCCCATGATGATGCTGATGATTTGTAAACATCTTCTTCTATATCTGCCATATCACTTGTTCTTTGTATTTTACTGTATGCATCTGGAAGACATTTAAAGTTTAGCATAGACCTATTATTGACTAGTTCCATTAGTATTACATCTACGTTATGCTTTTCTTTCAAATACACAATCTTATTTAGGTAAAGTTCAGTACCTTTACCAGCACATGCTGAGTTAAAAAACTGCATGTTGGTTGTATATTTTTCTAACCATGTTTCAAATGGTAATGCTAAATCGTTTTCTCCAGTCTCTTTGTTATGATGTGACCCCACACTATAACTAGACCCTAATATTCCTACTTTACACATATTAAAAATCAAACAAACTTTGAAATTGTTCTGATGCATCTGCATCACTTAGATCCCATTTAAGGACACCAATAAGATTGTCTAGTTTCTTATCAATAATTGTTGTTTCCATTAATTCATGGTCAAAAGGAAGTTCTTGAAACCATTCTGGGATTCTATTCTCATCAATAGGATATGCAACACTTGTCATTTTCAATGCGTTAGGCTTGAGTTTACATACGATAGTTTTCATACCATCAACAATCTCAATAGAATACCTATCACCATTTAGTTCACGTAATGTATTCCAGTTAAGAGCCGCACTAACATGACCTGGAAGATGTACCTTATCTTTCTTGTTGTCTGCACCTTCTAATTTAAAATCTCTGCCTTGTTGTTTCATAATCTTTTGTATTTTGTTTTTGTACATAGTAAGATTATTAACTCGTTTAGGAGTACCTTTCTCCCAACCAGGCTTTGCTCTAAATTCTTTTTTAAATTCTTTAACCATATCGATTACATTTTGTTCTGTACCGTCTGTTAGAATTGTAACAAGTACATCACTCAAAAAGTTCTGCATATAATCAGGAGTATCACTACGTTTCAAGTCAAGACCCATAGCTTTTACTTTACCAGGATTACCATCTACGTCTTTTCTTACGCCTTCATCATCATAGATTAGCATAGCATAACGTTTCTTCTTAATAAAGATACCCATAGTTGCACAGTTTTCACGACCTGCCGCAATAATCTCACCTTGTTTACGTGGAGCATTAAAGAAGTCTTTCATAAAGTCAGGAAAACTTATATTGACTTGATTTGCAATTTCATCATACAGTTCTAGAACCTTTTCTTTAGACCACTCAATCTTGCCTGCATCGATGTCTTCCTTATAAACAGGATACATAGAATAATAGATACTATCTGTATCACCATATATAATGGACTCGCCTTTGTAATCATAATCACCAGCGATTACTTCATTAGTTTTGGCGCCCATGTGTCTTGTAATACAACGACCAGATAGAGTCGTACTCTGACCAATACGTTTATCATAGAAACGACAACCGGGATTAAGAATCGCACCATATAAACTGTTTAAGTTAATCTTTTTCACAAGTTGTCGCTTATCCCAGAACGTAATAGCTTCTTTATCACCTTCATCAATAGCTTTCTTCTTGTTTGCTTGTAATACTTTACGTTCAGCATACCAACGTTCTAACAAACTTGGAATAATACCTTGTACGTCTTGTTTCAGTATTGTACCATTGGCAGTGACTGCCCATGGCAAGTCACTATGAAATACAAGATTATGTATTTCTGCACCAGTCATTTCATTTCTGCTATCTTTATTATCTTCTAATACAAGATTAATTTTTTCTGTCTTGTCTTTCTCATTGACTAGTCTAAATTCTTCTGCACTAAACGTATCTTCCCAAGCCTGTGCCGCTCCGAAACCTTTACTGCCACCTCGTCTACCATTCGCAATTCTATCACCAATCATTTTTTCTGTTAGAGTTGGTTCAAGTTGTGCAACAATAGTTTCTGGACTCATGTTCAATGCACGAATAATTGAAGGATAAAGTGAATTGATATCAATACCCGATACCCATCGCTGAATGCCTGTTTTTGGATTAGCCACAAAGGCACCTGCGGCTTTTTGTTTTTCTGCTTCTTCTAGTTCTGCGTCTGTGGGTTCAACATCCTCTTCGCCCCAATCTTTCGCTTTTCTATCAGGAACAACCATACCTCTACGATGTGATTCATTGATAATTGCTTGTTCTGTAACCGCAACTGCGCCCATAGTTGTTTTGATATTAACTGTATTGTCATGTGCGATTTCATTTGCTAAGTCGATAAACTGTAGCTTTTTGTCTAAGTTGCCTAGTAGTGCAACGTCTTGTCTGTTATATTCAACAAACTTATAAAAATCTCTATTATATAATTGGTCTAGTGTACCATCATATGCAATCTTCTTGTCACCAAGTTCATATTCACCGATAGCATCAAGTGAGTATGAATGCATTTCGTGATATGTATATTTACGATATAGTTCAAGATAGTCTAAGTGAATACGACCTGATAAGTCATATGTCACACTTTCTTTACCAAATTTAACTACTCGTCTTTCGTGTGGAAACAAATCCCATAAACATAATTTACGTGTATGAGATTTACTCATAATACGTGTGATACGTCTAACTGTATATGGAATATCAAAACCTTCTGAGTTCCAACCAGATACAACGTCAGCATCATCAATCAATGCAATAAAGTCATTCATCATATCTACTTCATCAAGATATAAAAATGTATCTTCAAATTGATTACATATGCGTTCTGCTTCTTCTAGTCCTTCACCCTCATGCATATGCTTTGGAGGCATAACAAAAGTAACAAGTTTGTCTAACCATTGTAGATAAACTGTAATTGCAGTGATAGGCATAAAGGGATCCTCTGGAGGAGCAAACCCTTTATCTGCATCAAAGTCAACCTCGATATCGAAAAACGCAACATGAAGTTTAGGAGAGTCAACACCATTATAGTTTTCACTAAGGCACCTGACTTCTGGTTTTAAGTCGCTCTCATAAAACTTCTTGCCTGCGTTTATTCGTCTTTCTTTATGTAAGTCTTTTAGTCGCTTACATTTGATTTGACGTACCTTATCGCCATGTATACTTACATGGTCACCACGTGGATCTTTTACGTAAAAAGTACGCCATGCTGGAAAGTCGTTGTATACACGTTTTCCATTGACACGTTCAACTACTTGAACAATATCTTTGTCTCTGTTATAAAATGCGTCAACATAACTCATTAAAGAGTTTTTCCTACAGTAGTTAAGACATGTTCCACATCTTCGAATTCTTGTCTTGCTTCTGAGAGTTTGGCTTTATGCGCCAAGCTGATTGCTTTGTTTAGAACACTAGGTTTAATGTCCATTTCATCTGCGATTGATTTGATTGTGTCACGTAGACCACCTTTGAGGTCATCTACTTCTTGAAGGACTTGCATACCTTCATCAACTAACTGAGTTAGTTTTGCTTTGTCCTCTGAACTTAAATTGTCGATTGACATGTAATTCACCTCCTTAAATTAAAAAAAGAGTGCCCTATTTCTAGAACACTCTTTTATAATACATTAAGTGACTACGAAAGTCAATAGTTATTTTCGTTTTTTTCCATGTGAACCGCAACTTCCGTCCATTAGCTTCTGTGCTACTACATCGATTTTTGCGATATCTGAGTCAGTTAGGTCTGACATTTTCTTTGGATTAGATTTTAGTTTGATGTTCTTACCACCAACTGTGATAGAGTCACCAGCTTTTTTGCCTGATTTAGCCGCTTTATCTAGTTCCTTGTAGAATTCATTGTATTCTGACATGTTGATTTTAGCGGATCTGTCTACTAGTCTATTTGCAAAATCATCTGAGTTGAATACTTTTTTCTTTCCTAGTTGACCGCCTGTTGCTTTGCCTAGTTCATCTTTAGCAAAGTTAATCATACCTTTAAGGCCTTTCTTTGCCAAACCACCGGCAACTTTGGCTCCTGCTTGAGCCATTCTGCCTTTTTGTGTATCTGCTTGTTTTTTACCACGTACTTTGTCAATACCACCTTTAACTGCTCCAGCTATTTGGCCTGCTTTTTTAACCATAGCTAATGGGTTTTCAGCAACAAGTTTGCCTTCTTTCATAGAACCCATGGCGAAGTCTGCAATTTTAAGCATACCAGCTTTTGTTTTTAGCATGTTGTCAATTTTTTCTTTGTTAGCATCGTTAACTTTATCATAAACCTGTGTAACAGCCGATGCAGTAAATAAATCTACTTTCATCTGACCATCATCAAATTTAACAGGCATATTTTGTTTGTCTGCCACGATTTTCTTTAGAGTATCCATTGCACCTTCTTCAATCATTGCTGATTCTTCTACTGCCAAATGTGCATCGATACCAGCAGTTGACTTCATCTTCCAATGTGCCGCCGCCTTTTTAGCCGCTCCGTATGAAGAAGTCGCATGACATTCGTGTTTGCCTTTATCGGCATGTACACAAATATATGGTTTTTCGTCTGCTTCTGAAACTGATTCATTTGCATGACCAAGTTCTTTCATTCTTTTAGCAACAATATCTCTAACGTCTTTGTTACCTTCGTCTTGTGCTACATACATATCATCTAGTAGTTCATCATCAAAAACAAATTGCATAATCATATCACTTGTTTCTTCACTTGCTGGGCGAGGTTGAGACATAAAATCATTGTATGATTTTACTGCATTAGAATATTCTTCTTCTGGCTGACCATCATATTTCATTAAGCCACCAATCATAGTGCCTTCTTTAATACCCATTGCTTTTGCTTGGTCTTCAAGTTCTGCTTTTCTACGCATTAATTCTTTTTTAAGTTCTTCGTTTTTATTTGTGTCAGGGTCCATCTGAATACGTTGCAATTCTTTTTTCTTTGCCATGTAATCTTCTTTATTTTTGAGAGCATTTGAAGATTCATCGATACTTTCTTCTGTAGTATCTTCATCAGCATCTGGCTTATTAGCCATTACTGCATCATAGTCTGCCATTTCTTCATCGCTTGGCATTTCATCTGCATCTGGTGTTTCCATATCCATACCAGGTTGTTCTGGAGCCATGTCCATATCACTTGGTGCTTCTGCATCCATATCTGGATTGTCCATTGCAGGAACTTCTGCTGGAACATCCATTCCAGGTTCCATTGCAGGTTGACCTAATTCTAATGTGTGCATTCTAGCCATTAAACTATCTGACATACGTTCATATGCCTCATATGATTTATTATGTTGGCTAGAAAATGTAAGTGCTAAATCATGTACCGCATCACGGGCATTTTTACCACCTTCTAATTCTGTTTTTAGTTGTTCAGTAGAACGATTTAAATAATCCTCAAACTCATCATTTGAGATTACAAAGTTCTCTGTTAATTGTGTAAGTTTCATTGTTTTGCTCTCTTAATCATTGGACTCTTGACAGGCTTATTATAAACTAAGTTACCTACATCAGCAGAAAAACCCATCTTATAGTTCTCTTTTTTCTTTTTCTTAGGCGTAATATATCCCATAGGATCAACTGCCTTTCTGGCATCTTTAGCCTTCGTTCCCGGTGTCATTGGAAATGCCACACTAGCGAAACTACCACTAAAATTTTCACCTAATATATCACGTATTTTCATATTACTATTTATCAAATAAATTCATTTTTAATTATTTACTAGTTCACTAAAATGTGGGAAGTGTTCAGCAAACGATATTTTACGTCTATCTTCTAGTATTTTAAACTGTATTTCAGCAAATTTCTTAGTATTCTCTGGAACTTCGCTTTCTACTAATGTTTTCATAGTATGCATCAAAGATATATATCTTTGTTTATTTAAAAAATTACCTGGCATGTTCTTAAAGTAATCTATTTGTTCATCTATCTTATCTGCATGTATTGGGTCTAATGCCGATACTGCTAAATGTTCTGGATTATCTACCCAGTTTTGATGCATTATAATATCTTTATCAAATTCAAATTTACTAATCTTATTATTCAAATGTACCAAAAAGTCTTTGAAATAAGGAAGACTTAGACTATTATGGGCACAACCAAATCCTAATATAAGATTATCTATAACTTTTGCTTGTTCAAAGAATAGATTTAAGTTATCATCCCATTTGTTGAAGTCTAATCCCCACCTAATCAATTCACTTTTACGACCCAATGCTTCACCAGATAATTGCATTTCATATCTGATATTTGGGGTTCTTTTTACAAGTTCAATAAACTTGTCAAACTTATGTTTAGGAAAATTAAGATTAGTTGTTACTGTTACTACTACAATCTGTTCTTCTCTTTTTGTATCATTAATCTTAACCATAAAGTCTTCTATGAATTTATACATATGGTCTGTGAAGAATGGTTCACCACCGAGTAAACTAAAGTTAACATGTTTTTTACCTTTTAATGCTTTTGACCAATAATCATTTAATATAACTAATAGCTTATCAAACATAGCATCGTCTGTATCTGGAAATCTTTGACCAACTTCTTTTTGCCATCTTGTACTAGAACCTGCCCAACAATAAGCACAAGCCATGTTACATTTGTTTGTTAGTTCTATTTCAATAAACTTAAAGTTATCTAAAGACATCATGTCTTTATGAAACTGTATTCTTCTCTTAGGATGGGCTCTTGCTTTAGAATATTGTTTTAACAAAGGGTAATCGTAATTCTTCATGTATTCAGTTCTTACACTGTTACCTCCTGCTTGTTCTGTTTTCCAACATAGTTCACAATCTTTATTATGAGTACCACCACTTAAGTCATGCTTTCTCTGTTGTAGTATAGGATGATTAAAAATAAAATCCTCTGTTAATGTATCGTAATCAAATGTAAGTTCTTTCATTTGTTCTTTTGTATAAACAGTTTTACAACACCACTTAACAGTTCTTTGAGGTAAGGATATAACAACGTCATTCCAAGTTTTGAAACACATTGTATTATGTAAATTATGTAAGTTTGGATTTAGTTCTACAATCATTTTTTCTTTGTACGCAGTAATTTCTTAGGAAACCCATCTTTGTTTACGTCATTGCCAAACTTTTTTGCTTGTTTAACAATCTCGTTAGGTCCTACGTCAACTGTGGTATTTATGCCTGGTACAACACGACCGACCCCACCAGCTTCACTTACTGTTTTTGAAAAAACTTTTTTGATAGCATTAACTGTATTACTTGTAGTTGTAGTATGGTGTTTGATTGCTATCCCACCAGCTGATTGCCACGCATTAACATTCTTACCAAAATCATCAATTAGTAAGTTGGGTGAACCGTCTGGTTTCTTTGCATATTTTGATTTGTTATGGTCAATAATAACTTTCTCTGGTCTAAAGAACCCTAGATGTTTTCTTACCCATTCACGTTTACCTGGATCAACATTAGGATCATTTGCTAGAGGAGAACTTAATATTTTATATCTGCCTTTTACTGCTTTGATTGTTTGTAGCAAATCTTTGTAACCTGATAATGTTGGTAAGTCTTCCCAAAAGTTTGGTGTATCAACAATCTTTTTTAATGCTTTAGGTATATCTCTTTTTGATATATCTCTGTATGATTTAACACCAACTAGTCTAGCCCATTCATTAAAGAAATCAACTAGAACACCGTCCATATCGACATATACATCTGGAGTACTATCAAGGTCTTCTTTTAAACCTTTTTCTATTGCTCCCATATAATCAGGTATTTTTGTTTTAACCCATGGACCTCTGTGCATAAATCTTGCACTCATCATAACATTTGTACCACGTAATTCTTCTGGATCAAATATCATTACTTGAT